ACGAAGACCTGCGGCGCGAGTACGAAGACCTGCGGCGCGAGTACGAAGACCTGCGGCGCGAGTACGAAGACCTGCGGCGCGAGTACGAAGACCTGCGGCGCGAGTACGAAGACCTGCGGCGTCCGTTCAGCGTGACGGCACGCGACCAGTGGTCGGACGTTTGGGATTTTGACCCGGTGCAAGCCTACCCAGGAAAGCACCCATGCGAAAAGCCACTGCCGTTGCTTTGTCACATCCTCAACGCCAGCACGAAGCCTGGGGCGGTGGTGTTCGATCCATTCGCCGGAAGCGCGAGCCTTGGGGAAGCGTGCCACGAACTAGGGCGGAAGTTTATCGGCGTCGAACTGTGCCCGGACAACTACGCCAAAGCAGCGCGACGAATTGAAGCGGTGAAGGCGCAGGAGAGGTTATTTGCATGATGTACAACACGGAAGTTAAGCCGAGCCACGAAGTGGCTTCGGCTTGAACGCCTGGTTAGGTGGTGAACCCGGAGACAACATGAAGCACCGACTGACATTGATGAGCGGAGTGCACCCGGCGAACAACAACGAGATCGCAGACTTCAACGACGAGCGCACAGCGCACCTTGTTGGGGGATTGCTACTCGCCATCGACGCCAACAACCAACCCGAATACAGGGGTTATGACATTGCCCCGGTTGATTCGGAAATGTCACCTAACGCCGCGTTAAGCAGCGGCGGCACGACAGAACATCCACAGAGCGACGGCCTCTCACCGCCGTCTGCTTGAACGCATAGTTAGGTTGCAGCAAGCGGAGCGCGAGATGAAAACAAAGTGGATTCGATCATCTGACCGGCTGCCGGACGTTGGACAAAGGGTGCTTGGGTTTTGGCCTGATAGCCCCACAGGGGTTCAGGTGAGAGAGATGCGCTACGACATTCCGCGCGCGCGCAAGCGGCCATGTTGGCTTTGGAATGGTCGCGTGACGAGAAATGAAATATCGCACTGGATGCCGATGCCAAGCCCACCTGCGACCTAACGCCCGAATTGAGCCGGGCCGCTGCGAGTAACCACAAACACCGAGGCAATGATGCGGCCTCGGCTCAAATGAGTTGTTAGCGGGCAACCCCGAGGATGAACATGGACAAGCAGCGAATCAAAGATGAGGCAGATGCATTTTTTGAGTGGCCGACGCATGACAAAACCCACGTGACGACGACAAGCATGCTGATCTTTACCGGCGTCATCGCGGAGATGGCCCGAGCGGAAGAACGTGAGGCGTGCGCGGTAGCCGCAGAAGCAATTGAGCGCACTGGACGTGAGTGGGTGAAAGACAGTCTGTGGGCAAATATCAAGCGAGACACTGCCGCAGCAATCCGCGCACGCTCCTTGCCCGCTAACGTTTTGGTAACCGGCTTGCCGTCAGGCAAGTCCGGTTGACCTGTAGTTAGGTTTCACTGGTTGCGCACAAACCAAGGATGAAGATGGCTGAAAAAGTAGTGATCGGAAACGCGGAACTGTGGCACGGTGACTGCCGGGAAGTGCTGCCACTGCTGCCGCGTTTCGAGTTGCTGCTGACTGATCCGCCTTACGGTTTGGCCATTGGACGCCCGGAAAACAACAAGCGCGGGCGGTACGGCAAGCAGACCGGCGCCGCGCATGAAGCCAGCGGCTGGGATGATGAAGCGCCATCCAGTGACCTTCTCGCGCTGGTGACAGCGAAAGCGCAGAACGCCATTCTTTGGGGTGGAAACTACTTCTCGGCGCACTTGCCAAATGAGCGCGGCTGGCTGGTATGGGATAAGGTCAACGACGACTTTTACTCGACCTCGGATTGTGAACTTGCCTGGACTTCGCTCAAACAGCGGCTGAAGATTTTTAGACGGCCGCACGGGCTGGACAAAGGCTTCATGGTCAAGGACGGTTTTGGCAACGTACACCCGACGCAAAAGCCCGTGCCGCTGATGGCGTGGTGCCTTGACCAAGCCGGCAGGCCCGCCACAGTGCTAGACCCATTTATGGGCAGCGGTAGCACTGGAGTTGCTTGCGTGCAGCTTGGGCTGGCCTTCACCGGCATTGAGCGTGAGCGCAAGTATTTCGATATTGCGTGCGAGCGCATCAGTCGCGCCCAGGCGCAGGGCACGCTACTACCGCCCGAAGAGCCGCGACAGCCTGTGCAGGAAGGGCTGTTGTGAAACCTAACACCAGATAGCCAGAGCGTTGAAGGTCTGCGAATGTACCGCCGAACCAAAAAGTACACCGCCCGCCGCCAATGGCGGCCGCGCCAAGAAATCCCCGATGGCGACCAGCGGCCACCCCGGTGGCAACCGCCAGACCTGCGCCGCCGGATCACCATCGAGGACTTCGACGGAGCAGAGCCCATGACGCACGTCATCGAACTGCACAAAACCACCCGCATCGACACCTACCGCGCCGTCGTCGACGGGCGCGAGTGGAAGGCCCGCATCGGCTGGTCACGCGTCCTCGACGGACTGCGAAGATCCATGCCGCGCATCGCAAGCGAACGCACATCATCCCCATGACCCCCTGGCTCACCAAAATCCGGGGTTAAAACCTGCTCCGGATCGCCCGCGCAACGCGCTTTCCTGCCGCTCGGATCTTCGCGCAGGTGCCGCACGGTTTTGCGGGTTTCGGCATCGCCCGCTGTGGCGGGCGTGCGCTGGGTTTTTGGCGCACGCGGATCATGCTGGCGCTACCGGAATGCACACGATGCGAAACTGCACCGTTTCGGTCATGCCATTGGCGGGATCTCCGAAGCTGGTGTTCGGCTGGTACGCAGACACTTGTATCGGACCGGATTCGCCCGGGCGCATGATGAAGTACGGTGAGCGAATCCCGCTGTCCGGCGGGTCCTGCTGGATATAGGCGCCAGCGGCAGACAGAAAACGGAAGTTCGCCGCCATGATCGCCAGATCCAGAGGCACCACGCAGCATACATGCGGCGCAGTCATCCCTGTGGTGTCGATCTCCCAGGTGTAGGTTGTCGAGACATCAGCGCCGGGGCTGGCGCTGAAAATAGTACCTGCGACAGTAGCTTCGGCGGGCGCATCGCCAACGCAGGGAAACAGGGATGTCACGTCTGCCCATTCCGCGATCGGCGGCACGGTCGGACAGTCGGCGCATACCGTTGGCGGGGGCACTGGAGGTGGCGCGATGATGATGCCACCGCCACCACTACCGCTGCCCTGCGTGCCGAAAGGCAAGCGCCTCATCATGTCACCACCGTGGGGAATGGCCAGCGGCGGTCGGTGGGCGGGTGATAGATCTGGAACACGTAGCTGCCCGGCGGCAGCGCCGAGGCGGGAAACACCACCCGACCGGCCGAATCGGTGGTGCGCGTGAATCCATTCGCGGTCACTTCCGCGCCGACCACGGGACGGCCATCGGCCTCGGTGATCGTGTAGATCCGATCCGTGCCCACGGTTTGCGCGGTTGCACCCACGTAGGCTTGTACGCCGTAGGCCGATGCCTGTCGCACCAACCGCACGGCGGGCGCATCGCCCACGGGCGCGCTCAGGGTCACCACGGATTTGCCGGTGTCCAGGTTCACCTCGCGGGCCAGCACGGGAAATGTGCCGGTCACCGGCGCCAGCGGGTGATCGATGGCAACGCCGTCGAACACATTGAGCATGCGCGGGACGGGCACCTGATCAAACACCCAGCGCGGCCGGGCGCGTGCGTGCAACAACCGGGAGGCCACGCCATAGGCAACCCGGGCGGAGGTCACCCAGCGGGCCTCCAGGGTCGCCGATCGCCGCCCAAACCGTGCCACGTAGTCCGGCGCATCCAGTTGCACGGATCCGCTCGGCTGGCCATCCTCGTATCCGAATTGCACGGTGACGTCGTTGGCCATGCTGTCCAGGTCGGCGCTCAGCTTCGCTGCCAAAGCGCCCTTGCGAATGCGTGCGCGGGCCGCTCCGGTGCTGGCATCGGTCATCATGCAGAGCCCCGGCGCATCAACGCAAAAATGCGCACCGATGGACGCGCAGATATCCCTGGCAACCGCTTGCGCGGATTCACCGCCCTCGATGCTGCCGCCGATCTCGATGCCCATGGATTCGCACAAGCGACGGAACGGCTCGAGGTCGGCTTCGGTCACCGCTTGCCCGGCGATGTTCGCCAGCACATCCCAAACCACCGTTGCGGGGTTGGTCATGCGTTGGCCGGTCACCGGGTGCAGCTTGCCGCGACCGCGCGCAATCAGGCTCACGCCCTCATCCTGCGGCTGGCCGAACTCGACAACGGTAATCGGCACGTTGCTGGCATCCACCAGTGTGTACCACTGCCACTCGCCGGCAGGTTGGCCCTCCACCAGCACGGCATCGATACCCTCGCACGCGTGATCAGCCCAGGCGAACAGCGTGCGGGTGGCGTTGTACTGGATCAGCGCGCCGCTCACGCTGCCGTAGCGGTGCGGCAACGGCACGGCCTCGCGATAACCGCCCCAAATTGTGGACTGCCGTAGCGGCAGCGGGCCAGCCAGTAGCGTCTCGATACCGATCTGCGCGGTCGGCGCTGACACATCCACATCGTGCACGCTGCCAGCGAATAGAACACCACTCGCGTCGCGAATCTCCGCTGCCGCGCCGAGTGGCGGCAATGCCATCAGCGCGGAAACCTGACCCGCATCGTTGCGCAGGCTCACGCTCACGTTGGGTGTTTCGCCGTCGATGCCGCTGCGCAACGTGCCCAGCTCGCGCACCAACTGGCGCGGTGCGCCCTGCCCCGCGATGTCCGCCAAGTCATCCGGATCGCGGTAGTACACCCGCGCCGGAGCGCCAAGGATGCGCAGCCAGGTCACTCCGCCACCAGCCCAAGCGATACCGATTGCAGCCGCTTCGTGTTGCTGGTCGGCTGGAAGCCGAACACGTCATCAATGTCCACCGAATCCGAATCCAGGCGTACCAACCCGGTGTCGGCTTCCGTGTCGTTCGGCACGATGCCGAGCAGGAAGTCGTCGAACTCGCCGGCATGATTGAGCATGTCAAGCAGCGCATCGGTGGCGGTTTCGGTCAAGGCCTCGTGCACCACGGTGGCGCCAATCCCCGCAGGCGACACGACAGACGCAATCCGGTGCCGCTTGGTCAGCCGGCCAAGCTCCACCGCACCGGTGCGGATCTGCATCTGCGTGCCGGTGCCCAGGTACAGCCAGCGGATCGCGCCGCTGGTGCTGATACTGATGCGGTACTTCGCCCGGTTGGCGGTCACGGCCTGCCAGATATTCCCCCGCCGCCAGGTGATCACCTGCGAAAGCGGCGTGGTGGCGAAGTTGTCATCGCTGCCGGTCAGCGTGATGGTCGCGCCATCGGCAATGCGGTGCGCGTAGATGCCTACGCCACTGATAGCGCCGCCTTCCACTTCAATCACCGTGGATCCTGTCCACTCGAACTCGCCATCAATCGGCGTGCGCATCTGCACTGCGCCATGGGTTGCCTCAGCGCGATAGCTCCAGCGGTCACCAGCGGCCCAGGATGGCGCCACGCCGCCGCTGAACTGCACAGACAGCCCGTCGGCGAGCGCCGTGGTGGCAATGTCAATCGCGCTCGACCATGCCCCGCCATCGCGCCGCCACTTGAAGCGCCCGCCCTCGATCTCGGCAACAAAGGTGTCGCCCAGCGCAAACGGAATGCCGCCCGGCGCGATCAGGAAATCCACTGTGTCGCCGCCGCTGGAGTAGGCATAGGCCGCCGGCGCGGTGGTCACCAGCGCATAATCGGTGATTCGCCCATCCGTACCCAGCCGCACCGACCAGGTGAGCGTATCGTCACCGGTTTGGCCGCCGCCAAACGGCACCGGCACCGCGTTCTGCACAGCCACCGTGAAGGTGTCGCCTTCCTGGTAGCCCTGTCCGGTCGACGATCCGGCCACGTCACTGATCGTGAGATAGCACTTGTCGCCGTACTGCAAAAGATTCACGCAGCCAACGGCGATGCCGAAGCCGAATTCCTGCGTGCTCTGGTTGTAGGGCTCGCCATTTTCGTCGATGTATTGACGCGACGAGTGGTAGTACACATTGTTGAAGACTGGCAGATAGCCATCCGTGCTCTGCCAGTAGCCTTCGTCGCCATGGTCTTGCCAGCAGCCGTCTCCATCGACGCTGGCAAACTCAAAATTTACCGAAATGCCTGCTGCCGCGAGACAGTCTGTCATCGCGGTCACATAGCGTTCGAAAAACGCGTCGGTCGGAGCGATGGCAACATCCACCGCTGAAAATTCCGTCCAGGTCACGGTGCCATCCGATACGGTTCCGCCAGATGTGGTTGGCCACGTTGGTTCCGTGGTGTCACTTACGCCGGCCGTGGTCACCTTGTAGGTGCGTCCGTTGCCGGGCCTGGCAATGGCGCCCACAGCGTACTGGCGTCGGGCGCCCCAGTAGCGCCATGCAAGCCTCCAGTCCGTGGTATTGCTGTCAGCAAATGCCCTGGCAATGCGTGATGCAGCTCCGCCATTTTCGTCAGTCGGCCAACCGGGTTCATCCACACCGTGGTAGGCAAAGTTTGACGGCTCATCCACACTGGAAGGGGTCACCCGTCTCGTGATGATCGACTGATACACGCATCCATTACGTGTGCTGGGAACCAACAACCCACCCACCACACCTTCCGTAAGCGTCGTCCACGTCTGTGCCGTGTCGTTGGATCCAGCCCCCGCCAGCATGGCGGCCTCGTTGTTCCACTGGTCGAATACCGCATCCCACATGCCGAAGGCAGCCAGCCCGATGTTCGTCCACACGACGGTGCCGTCGTTGGTCGTACCATCGACCGTGGTGCCCCAGGTGGGCTCCGTGGCTCCCGTGGTGCCTGCCGTGGTCACGGCGTAGCGGTAGCCGTTACGCACCACCGGCTCTGCCACTTCGTCCACAGCATAGTCCGTGCTGGCCTCCCATGACGGCCATGCGGTCGTTCCGCCAGCCAGTTTTGCCAGTCCACTCGCAAGGATGCTGGCCCCCTTTTCGATTGCCGCGATATCGGCATCGGACGAATGCCCGAATGGAGCCGTGTTGCTCCCGACGTGATTTCGTACCGCTGCCGTCAACCGCTGCAACCGCCTCAATCGCGATGCATCGGACACGTTTTCGTCTCCTGGTGGGTTGATGCCAAGGCAGTCCGCGTTCGGGCTGCCGATAACCTGTCCTTCTTCAGAGCACCCCGGCTCGGGGCGCTTGGTCCATGTGAATTCGTAGACGCCATTTTTCGCCGCCGCACCCAGCACGGGGCGGTATACGCTCACAGTCGGCAAAAGGTTGTTTTCTCGCGTCTGCGGCTCGTAGCTGAAGGCGATGTTGCCGGTGGTGTTGCTCGGCTGCCCGCCCTCGATCTGCGGCGCCGGAATGGTGAAGGCGTACGGCCCATCGCTATACGTTACGGCGGTCGTGGCATTGGCCAGGCGACCACTCACGTCGCTGTCCACGCGCCACGTTTCGCCACCAATGGCGCCCGAGCTGATGCACTGGATCGTCACCTGCTCCGTCGGCGCGGTGGTTGCTGGCGTCACTTGCAGCTCGGCCTTGAGGCAGGCATAGCTGCCATCGGGGTCGATGCCGATCACGTAACTGGCCGTCCACACACTCAAGTCGACCACGGCTTGCCCACCGGGCAGGCGGTCATTCACCACCGGGCCATCCACTTCCACCAGCACCGATGTATCGCGGATCGACGCCAACGCCTGGTACAGAGAGCCGCAGCCCGTGTGCGTCTCCGGGCTCACGCCATCGGTGATGGTCATCGTGCGCGTGCCGGTCACCTGATAGATTCGCGTGCCGCGCGCCACGTCACGCACGGGCGAGGGGCTGAACCCGTACACATAGCGGCCGTCCTTGTACTTGCGGAAGGCCACATACACCTGCGGATCCGCACCAAACATCACGCGCGGCGCCGTGGTCGGCACCTTGCCATCCGGCTCCAGCGTCATGCCGCCGAGCGCGGAAATATCCCAGTGCGTGCCCTCATACTCATTGACGCCCTTCGAAACGTCTTCCTGCAGCGAGAAATCCGTCGCCGTGCGCGTGATTCCAGCTTGGCTGATGCTGATGGTGATGCCATTGCCAGGTGCGGTCTTTGCGCGCAGGGTCACGCCCTGGAATGGCGCGTAGGCCTTGCGGGTTTCCGTGCCAAGGTCTTCCAGCGTCACCGTGATGGTTTGCGCCGCCAAGCCCGACGTGGCCAGCCCGGTCATGCTGCCGTTGCCAACGCCGCTGAAGGCGGGCGCCGACACTTGCGGCGTGCTGCCGAGCAAATCCACGATCTCCACATCGATGTCGGTATCGGCTGCGCCCGTATACGGCCCTGTCACCAACGCCAGGCCGCCGCCCGTTTTTGCGGCCGTATCGGTGCGATAGATCGCAGCCGAGGCCACCGCATTCGTGCCGGTCAGCGCGCCAGTGCGCGCCAGGTTGGTGTTGTTGCCCGCATACCTCATCGACTGCGCCTCTGGATTTCGTCCAACTGCCGTTTCACTTCCCGCGCCACATCGGCCGTGCTTCCGTTCACGTTGAAGGTCAGCGTGTACGTTGACCCGCCGCCCGTGCGTGACGCGCCCTGTGAGCTTCCGGAGGAATCGGGCCGCCGCGAAGCGCCAGAGCTTCCCCCGCCACCGCTTCCACTGTCGCTGTCATTGCCGGCGCGTTCTTCGTCTCGGCGCTGCGACTCCTTTTTCGCATCGTCGCGTGCGCGCTTTTCCTCGGCGATGTTGCGCAGATTCAGTTCGTGCACCGCCTTGGCGCGGGCGATGGCCGCGTTGTATTCCGCCGTGTTCAGCGTGCCGCTTTCCTCGGCCAGCCGGCGGATGTCTTCCAGTTGCTGTTCGTAACGCCGGTTTTCGATGTCGGCATTACGGCCGGCCGCGCGGTCCAGCTCATCCTGCAGCGAATCGGCGATGCCTTGCAGTTGCTCGCGCGCCGCCTTGGCTGCCTCACCGATGGCGCGCACCCGGTCCGCTGCGGCATCCGCCGCCGATGCCAAGCCACTCAAGTCTTGCGCGCCAAGCAGGTCGAATTCCGACCGCCCTTCGCGTGCCGCCTGCGCAATGTCTGCCAAGCCGGTCGCCAGGTTGTCCACGCCGCCACGGGTGCGGATCATGTTCTGGATCGCCGCGTCGCTCAGCTCCGTGTAGCTCTGCGCAAGGCCGGCCACTTCGCCCTTTTGCTTCGCGATCTCCGCATTGACGATGGCGTAAGCATCCTCCGCCGCCTTGCCGAAGCGCGCCAAGCCGGAGAAGTCGGCAATACCGATCGACAACTCGAAAATCTCGCGCGTGAGCTGCGTGAACCGCTCCACCGCAGCCGCCGATGTTTTTCCCAACTCGTTGGCAAAACCGGCATAGGTATCCTGGATGAACTTGGCCGCATTGCCCACCTGCCCGGCCGACTCCTCTGCCGCGCCACCCAACTTCTGTAAATCTTCGCCAGCCGCCACCGCGCCAGCGCCGGCCGATTGCAGGTTGGTTGTGGATTTCGCGGCGGTGTCACTGACCTTTTGCAGGCCCCGCGTAACCTCCTCAACGCCCGGCGGCTTGGCGGGAAGCTCCAGCGCGCCAGGCAACGCGCCAGCCTTGTCAGCCGCACCCTTGGCCGCATCGCCAACATTCTCCAGCGCGGCCGCGGTACTTGTTGCACCGCTCTCCACGTCGGCGAAGGTTGCCGCGGTGCTTGTTGCACCGCTCTCCACGTCGGCGAAGGCGCCTGCGAGATGGTCGCCCTGCTCACTGACCGCGCCAAAGGCAGCGCCGACGTTCTGCGCCGCCCCGGCCGCATTGCGCAGCGATGCGGTCAACCGGGCGTCCATCTCCTCATTTATTGCCCGTGCCTGCGCAGCCACATCGGCACCGGCACCGGTAATCCTGGCGAAGCCGTTGGTGAGGCCGTCCGCCGCCGACGTGATGGTTTTCAGCGCCGAGTTGAACGGCAACTTCAGGCTTTCGGCCAGAATCGTCGACGCCCCCGTGAACGCCCGCCACTTTTCCGCAATGGCGGAAAGCACGCTGCCAACGCTGATCAGACTTTCACTGGTCGACCGCGCCCACTCCTTCAGCGTGCCGTCGCGCTCCATTTCGATGAGCGTGTTTTTGACCTCTATCAGCTTGAGGTTGAACTCATCGAGCACGCCAGCCTTGGCAACCTCATTGAAGAAGTCGGCCGCAATGTCCTTGAGTTTTTGCAGCGCGGCGTCGAGGTCGCCCATTTCGCTCGCTGCCGCTCCAGCGCGCAGCTTGCCGAGCTCGGCAACGATCAGGCGCATGGAGTCCGCGCCCAACTGGCCGCTCTCCGCCAGTTCGCGGATCTGCTCCTCGCTTTGCCCGGTGACTTGACCCAACAACTGGAATACCGGAATGCCCAGTTCCGTGAGCGAAACCAGGGCGCGCATGCCCACTTCGCCCTTGAGCGAGGCCTTGCCCAGCGCATCGATCACCTGCCCAAGGTCATCAATGGACTGGTCATTGGCGGCCGCGTTGTCCAGCAGCGCCTGCAGCGTGCCGTTGAGTGGATCAATTCCGCGCCGCTTCAGCTCCACTGCCGCATTCGCAACATCCTCGAAGCCCTGGGGCACCCCGCGCGCAATATCGCGCACCTTGGCCAGTGCGGCCGTGCCCTCAGCCAAGCCGCCGAATGCGGTGTTGAATTTTTTACCCAGATCGTCGAATCGCTCGCCGGTCTCCAGCACGGAAATCAGCGCATCCTTGGCCTCATTCAGGCCAACGGCAATGCCCAGCCCGGCGAGCAAGCCGCGCAGTTTGCCGATGGCGCCGCCCACGCCGTCATAGCTCTGGCGGATGCGGTCATTGCTGCGCTGCACCTCATCGGCGGTTTTGTCCGCCTGGTCTGCCTGCGCCTTGCTGGCGCCGACGATCGCGCGCAGCTTGCCGGTCACCCGGTCTTTCAGCTCGTAGATGTACTGGATAAACTCGTCGCGCGTTGCCATCAGACAAACTTCCTCACGCGGGCCAGTTCCTTCCGGAACACCTCGGCGGCAAACACATACATGCGCTCTTGGCGCGGCACATAACGGAAGAACGAAACCACCGAGGGGCCGTACACGGCGCGGATCGGAAGCCGCTTGATGCTGCGTCGCTGGAAAATCTGCCGGTTGCCGCTCTTGCCTGTGGCGATAAAGCCATCGTCCACAATGATGCGCGGGCCACCACGGCGCACCTGCGCCGAGGCCGCTTGCGACAAGCGGCGCGCCGAGCCACGCTTTTTCAGGCCAGGCCAGCGCCCACCGAAGTTGATCAAGCCTATCGGTCGGCGCCGCCCAATCAGAAGCACAGAGTCGGCATCCACGCGTACGTCGATCCGCTCACGAATCTGCTTTGCGGGAAGGTTGAAATCGCCCTGGATATCCTTGCGCCACGCCACCGGCAGCGAGCGCCCAAGTTTTCGCAACGCTAACCGCTTGGCCTTGTCCGCGTCTTTCTGGAATTCCACCCAGCGCCGCGCCTCGCGTGTAAACGCGAGATCGATGCGGCTATATCCACTGGTGTCACGTCGGGCCATGGGCTCACCACAAGTTCGGTGGCGCCGGAAATGGCGCCACCGTCAAGCCTGCATCACACCAAGGCGCCGTCGATGATGATCTGCGGCGTGCTTGAATCTTTCTCGTTCACGCCAACATCAAGCTCGAACTTGGCGATGTCGCCTTCGGTGATGAACGGCAGGTCGCCTGATGCCGCGAGCGATGCGCTGGCGATGTAGCAATCCCGGTTTTCACCCGTGGCGTTGTCGGCGATGAAGCGCACCGCGCCGGTGTTGCTGCCGGTATCGCCAGAGGACACCCGCGATTTCGTGCCGGCGGTGGGCGTGTAGCCCGCGTGTATCGTGGCGCCGTCCAGAATCGCACTGCCGGAGGTGAGCGCAAACCGACCCGTTGCTGCGTCCAGCGTGTAGTCGGTATTGAGCACATAGGTGGTCACCTCCGTCACATCCTTGATGGTGACGGACGAAACCGGCTTCACGCCCATGGGGTTGCTGCTGGTCGAACCCAGCTGATATTCGCAGCCGCGCTTGACCACGATGGCCTCCCCGGTAACCGGCGTGGCCACCTGAGAAACACTCGCCACATCACCGCCCAGGAACAGGGCGAGGTTGTCGCTGGAGACATCATCGCACGTGATCTTGGCGTTGAAGTTCACCGAGGTGACTACCGAGAGGTCTTTCTTGCGCAGGCCGCTGGTGCTGGCGAAGTGCTCGAACTTTTCCGAAGCAACGGTCAGCGTGAAGCCCGGGCAGTTGCCCAGGAAGCGCTCGCCGGTTTTGTTGCCGCCGGTGTCGAAAAGGTCAATGTAGATCTTGCCACGGCCGAAGACGTAGCTGTTCGTGTGGGTATTAAGCGGAAGAGCCATGATCAATCTCCGTCGTGGTCAGTGGTGCCGTCGGCGGATGCCGTGCGGCGTTTCTGCTTGACGGTGCGTGCGCGATCGCCTGCGCCTGCCTCCATCAGCATGAGTGCGGTCGGTTGTGGAAACGTGCCCACGTCACCGGCCTGGTAGTGCACGCCCGCATGGATCCATGCGCGCGCAAACGTGAAATCAACGGGCTTGGGTTGGGTCACCGTAGGCCTCCCGATAGTTGGCGGTGAATCGCACGGCCACCGCTTCGCTGCCGCCGCCGTCGCTGCGCGCTTGCATGTCGGTGCCGGTGTAGGTGAGCACGCCTACCGCGCCCACTTCGTCACTCAGCGCGCCACGCCCAACAAGGCAGGCGCGCTTCACATCGGCGCGGATGCGCTCGAGCATCTTGCCGGTGCAGTCCTGGTCGGCCGACACGTGCGCATCGATGGTGATCTGAAGCTCCACGTCCATCGACGCGGAGTTGCCGCTGGCACCGCGGGCGGTTTCGCCATCGCACCAGATCACCAGCGCGGGCAAGTCGTCCTCATCCAGTGTGCGCTGTGCGCGGCGCACGTTGCGTCCGGCGCTGGTCCAGTAGCCATCCGCCGAGAGGATCCCGGCCAGGCGGGATTGGATGATGCACAGCACGCGCTCGGCGATGGATTCGATCATGCGGCCTCCTCGTGCACCTGCATGCGCACCATGCCCTCATCGGCATCAAGCACCGCATCCACCACAAAGCGCTCGCTGCCGATCACGAATGCAGCGCCGCGCCGAGGCGAGCCCACATCCGCCACCAGTGCGCTGATCACCACCATGCGCGCAGCAACCCGAGAGTCGAAACCAAACGCCTCGACATCCCGATCCACCATCACCCGGCACGGAACCGCCGTGGCACCGGCATGCGCCACAAAGCTCGCTTCATCGGCAATGCCAGCGTCAAGGAAAGCGGCGTGCGCGGCGGTGTCGAAGGTGGTGATGAGTTGGTTGGTCATGAGTTCGGGAACGGCGCAGACGGCGGGGCGAAGTTTGACGTGTAGCGGGCGACGCCTTTGGTTATGCGTAGCTCATCTATCCACCCTTCGAAATCTCTAGCGGAGGTTCCTTCCTGCCTGCCTATGTATAACGGCCTACTGTTATCTCCATTTGTTCCCGTCTCTGTATCGCTATCCACTTGTACGCCATCCACAAATAGCCTCCAATTACCAGAATCATTTGTGACTGCGATGTGGTGCCACGTATTGAGTGAAAGGGCTCCTCCTTCTATGGAGACTCCAACGCCTCCACCCGATAGATATTGAGTAAGCGAAACAGTTTTTGTGCTTGTTGTTACTAAGTGCCAACCACTTGCGGGGGAGGAGCCGTAATGTTCTCTGCGAGAAATCAACGTACGAGTTTTACTCATACCCGATGATCTAATGAACAGCTCAATCGTGCAGTCTGTGTCAATCGTCCAGTCAGAATCCGATGGCGTGGAGATATAGTCACCAGAACCGTCAAACTTTCCGCTTTGCCCAAACTTGCTTTGTGCATCGTCAATCTGCGCACCCCCGCTCGCAGTGAAAGTATGGCCTTTCTCATCCGTGAAAGTCGTACTGCCATCCGTGCCGTCGAAGTGGAGCAGCGCCACAACATCGTCCCAATAAGGGTCAGCGACAGAAGCCGCCATCATCATGCGCCGCATCCTCATCACGCGCTCTCCTGCATCGCGTAGCGCCAGGTGGTGCCTCCATCTACCGTGCAGGCCGAAAGCACGGTCACTGCGTTGGCTGCCGATGCGATGGCGGTGTCTGATCCACCGAGTGCCTTGTGGCTGGCGGGCAGTGCGAATGTGCGCCCGCCGGTGGCGTCTTGCGTGATGTGCAATTCGTATTCGATATAGCCGGACGCCGGTAGGCTCGACAGGGTGAGCGTGCTTACGTTTTCCGTGAGCGTTGTCGTGAACACCGTGCGGTGCCGGTAGCCTTGGAAACTGAGCGTCAAGGTTCCGGAGCTACTCGCGACCGAGCGCACGTCAAACTCATGGAATGCCTGCTTTGCCAGATCCTGGAGCGCGCTCTCTACGTCGTCTGTTGCGAAGTACCCTGAAGAATCGATGAGCGAAACACTATCGGCAGTCACATCCCCCCATACCGTGTCGAAGTCTGCGGAGCTGTTCTTCATCAGCACTTGCGGGCTGGTCCCACCAGCTGGCACCCCGGCCCCATCGGCGCCATCAGCCCCCGCCGGCCCTTGTGGCCCGGTATCACCTTGCGGGCCTTGCGCACCCGTGGCGCCAGCAGGGCCGGTGTCACCTTGTGGACCTTGCGCGCCCGTAGCACCGGCAGGGCCGGTATCGCCTTGCGGACCTTGTGCACCCGTGGCGCCGGCAGGGCCGGTATCGCCTTGCGGACCTTGTGCACCCGTGGCGCCGGCAGGGCCGGTGTCGCCCTGCGGACCTTGCGCGCCAGTAGCGCCAGCAGGACCGGTGTCGCCCTGCGGACCTTGTGCACCGGCTGCACCCGTGGCGCCGGCAGGGCCTTGTGGGCCTGCCGGACCTTGCGGTCCGGTTGCGCCAACGCCAGCCGGGCCGCGCGCGCCGAGCGTTTCGACGACGACTTCGGTTATCTCGACCTCAACAATGACTTCATGGCTCAAGGGGCACCTCCGGTCGCATCACGATCGCGATCACTTCGGAGTACTCCACGGTTTCCGGAGAAACCGAGTCGTCGTACAGCTCAAGCCCGGCCACGCACTCGGTGCGCGCATTGCCCGGGGCGAGCAGGCGGCTCTGCGCCACCGTGATCTCCACCGCCACCACGCCGGTCTGCCCGCTAGGCTCCACGGTGATGCCCGCGCCGTTGGCCAAGGTGAGCAACGTGGCGCTTGAGGTTTCGGTCAGCCGAAAAGACATGCGGCCCTTGAGGCCGGCGAGCGATTCGGCCACCTGGGTGGCTTTGTCGCGGAACAGGAATTGAAAGCGCATGGTCTTGCCTGCGCGGGATACGAGGCGCCCGGTCGAGCAGCTCATGGCGTGTCTCCTTTTGCATCCAGCGCGCGCAGTTGGGTCATGCGCGCATCGCAGGTGGCGAGTGCGGCGCGGTAGGTGTCGCGGATGGCCACGAGTTGGCCGTTGCAGTATTCGCGGCGCGTGTCGCGCCAGCAGGCCGGGTCGGGCTCGGCGACGCGGCATGGCGCAATCAGGTCGCCCGGGATCGGTGCGCGCGTTGCCACCGGCACATCCACGGTTACCGTGCGCGTGATCACCTTGGGTGCTGATGCGCAGCCGGCGAGCAGCAGGAAAACGCACAGCGCCATGCTCGATGCAAGCGTGCGCGATACGCTTTCGACCTGCGCGCTGATGCGCGTGAGGCGTTCGGCCAGGGCGCGGGCCTGCGCAACGGTGAGCATGCGGTAACCCACGCCAACAAACACAGCCACGCGGCCGGTGTCGTGCATGGGAACCACGGGCGGCACGTCCAGCCCGGCGTGGGAATAGTTCGGGCTCACTGCACGCTCCCGCAGGCCGCTTGCTCCGCCCAGGACCGGCACTCTCCGGATTGCTGCGCGATGCGCCGCGCGTTCTGTTCGGCAAGCTCGGCGGCGATACGATCCGCATCGGCACGCGCCGCTTCGGATGCTGCCCGCGCGGTGCGCACATCGCGGGCGTTGTCGTCGATGCACGATTTCAGCGATGCGCGCAACCGGTCGATGACTTCGGCGCCGCTGGTGTTGATGTCGATGGCTGCCAGCAGCGCACCTTGCGCAAGCTCGGCTTTGCGGTTGCCCTCGGCCATGCCGCGCTTGTAGGCGCTGTGGTCGATGAACCACGCCGCGCCAAACACCAGAGCCAAGCAGCCAAGCAAGATATAGATGCGCGTCACAGGTCATCGCCTCCGTTGGCATACCACCACAGCACGGCCAAAAGACAGGCCGCGATACCGACGATGCAGCCAAAAAATGCACCCATCACAACCTCCCGTGCGATGCATCGATGGCGCGCATCGGAATGGCCTTCCAATCCGCGCAGCGCGGCGGATCGGCCGCGGGCTTGATGGTGCGCTCCGGGTATTCGCCCGGGTTGTTGTCGAGGTTGCGCGCGCAGGTGACGCAGCAGCGCAAGTCCAGGCCATCGCACAGCTCGATGTGCATCACTTGGCCACCGCCTTGGCGCGCTCGACGGCCACCGCCGATACGCTGCCGGTCACCGTAGATCCGATGCGCTCAAGGAAATACGCCGAGATGATCCACTGCAGGTTCTGCGTGAACTGCGCGCCGTCGATCTGATCAAACGCGCGCATGGCCACCACGCACAGGACAATCAGCATGGCGAGCCCAAGGCGCCCGGTGTCATCGGGTGTCGTCATGCCACCGCCCTCCATGCATCCACATCGCCCATGCACATGGCGCGCTCACTTGCGCGGCGCTTGGTGAGTCCGGGCAGCACGATCTTTGTGCCGAGATAGGTGGCCTTATTCCATTGCGTGAGTTGCGCGCACCACTGCGCTGGCGGCGCACCGACATTCAGCATGCGCACCAGCGTGCTGGTGCATGCCGCGTGGATGCCCACGTTGTCGGCCCAGGACACCAGCGCCGCGCCTTGCGGTACGGTCACATCGCGCGTAATGCACGCGGCCAGGCCGTGCGTCCAGTTGCGTTGCAGGCGCGGCTCGTAGCGCGCCACGCATTCATCGAACGTGAACCGCTGTTTGCCGATGGCAACATCCGGCCCGGTTTCGCCGATGCAGTCGGTGGGGATGCCAACAGGATCGGCGTATCCGATCGGGAACACCCCCTCGTAATAGGCGCCCATCGGCGCAGCCATGGCCGCAATGGCCGCGACAGATCCGCCGATGATGCGGGCCTTTGTGCCGGGCATCAGCGTCGGCTCCCGCTGGTTTGCGGATTCTTTCGGCTCTCGACTGCGGCCATGCGTTCGCCAAGTTCCCCAATCTCACGCGAGGTGGCATCAATGCGCGAATTTATCGCCCGCACATCTTTCGCTGCGTCATCAGCGGAGTAGGCGCCGCTGATGGCGATGGTGTTCATTTGGGTTCGCTCGTCGATGCGATCGAGCTTGCGCAAGGCTTCGACACCGGTAGGAATCCACCACAGCAGCATGCACATGCCACCAGAAATCAAAACTGACTGGAGCCTGCGCTCCCAATAGACGCGCCGGTCTTTTTTCTGGTCTTCTGTCATGTCCTTCCTGCCGGCGCGTACGAGCATGGCTGCTGATCCGCAGAATGCGCGGCGGCGTGAACCGCCGCGCCGTTGCGGTTACGCGGTCAGTGCATCCAGCATCGCGCTGAAGGATTCGGCGTGGCGCACAGCCACATCGACATCCTGCAGGGCGACCACGCGCACGGTGCCGCTGGTGCTGTTGCTGTACGGGTCGACGGTGAGGTCAAGCCCGCCCCACATGCCGATCACCAGGTCGGCGAAGTTGCCGAAGATGATCGCCGAGCACACGCCCGAGCTGCTGCCCTTGGTGAGGTTGCTCGGTACGGCGTTCGTGACCGCGGCGGCGTAGCCGTTGAGCGGCGTGTTGCCGTCGGCCCAGACCGGGTTGCCGTTGGTGCCCGAGAACTTCTCGGTGCCCTTGAGCTTGCCGCGCACCTTGGCATTGGTGAGGTAGGCCAGCGAGCCAATGTCCGCGTTGGCCACCGACACGTCGGTCTCCAGCTCAATGATGTGCGCCCAGGTCGGCGCCAAGCCGTTGGTGCCGCCCGCAACGCTGCCGATGCCGGCGGTGCCGAGGATGCCGGTCGGCTCGTTGGAGCCGCCGCCCTGGATCGCTGCAGCCTGGATCGCCAAGCCCAACACGCGGGCAAGGTCACCTTGCACAAACGATTCCACGTCGATGCTCGACTGCAACAGCAGCTTGCGGCTGATGTCGGTGTAGGCGCCCACGGTTTTCGGCGACATCGTGAGCTGGTTGAACGCTTGCTGGCTTTCCGTCGGCGCACCCGACTCGGCGACCCAGTAGGCGGTTGCGGCGCCGGTCTGGCGCGGAATGGCGATGTTGCCAACCAGGCCGGTCAACACGCGGGCGCCCATGCCGGGCAGCATGATGGCGTTGCGCAGCAGCTCGATGAAGTCACCCGAGAGCAGATCGGTGGCGACGGTGTGGCCACCTGCGGTGGCGGTGCCGACGGTCAGATCGCGCTTGAGCACATCATACGGAACCATGAGGCCTTGCGATGCCTTGCCATTGCGCTTGGCTGCCGCTTCGCTGCATTCGATTTCGAACGCCGCTGCTTCGCGGGCGCGCTTGTCGCCGGGGTTGGCCAGGTAATGCAGGGCGCGCATGATGCTGTAGCGCGTGGTGTCTTTCTTGTCCATGCCGATTTCGGCGGTGGTGGTCGGTGCGTTGGCCATGGCGTCGATCGCCTTGGCGCGGAACTCTTCGACGCCCATGCCGGTGCGGGCAGCGTCAATGGCGAGCTTGCGCACGTTCGGGAACTTGTCGCCGTACTGCTCGCCGATGGCGAGGATGGATTCGGCGCGCTGACGCTCGACGCCGGAAGCGGCGTTGGCGGCTGCGGTGATGGCGGCGGAATTGTCCGGCGCGGGGGTGTTTTCGGTAGACATTGCTCTTACCTCTTGGGCAGGTGAATCCGGTTCAGTGGTCGGGAGCGGCGATTCGGCTTCCTCGCTGCGCCCCACGCCGACGGCCACGTCGGCGGGCACGCTCACGAGGCTGATCTCGTAAGGCTCCCAGTCGGTGATGCGATAGGTCTCCACGCCGTCATCGGTCGACTCGAGCACGGCGGCATGGACGCGGTAGGCGACCGATACGTTGGTGCGGATTTCGTCGATGACGTCCTGGAAAATCTCCTGGGCTCGGGCGCTTTTTCCAAAGCGCATGACGGCGCGGCCTACCCGGTCCGCGTCGATCCTTACCGACTGGAGCACGCCGACCTGATCGCGCGTGTCGTGGTCAACCAGCAACGCCCCGCCGCGCTTCATGCGGTCGAGGCGGATGCTTTTGGGGTTGTGGTCCAGAATCTCGCGCCCAAACCAGCGGTCGACCGGTGTCTCGCTGGAAAACGCGAGCTCGATCGTGCGTTGATCGGCGTCAACCGAATCGGCGCGCATCTCGATCGAGAGCTCGCGATTGGACTTGGCGCCGGCGCGAAGATCCTTGGGGATGGGTTTCGTCATGGCTTCACTTTGCATCCTTCATGGCGGACATATCAGGCAAACTCATGTCCGCGCGTCGGTGGTGTCGGGCTCGCCTTGCATCTGCCCGAAGTACGGAAGGGTGATGCCCTTGGATTTGGCCAGCGCCATGAAGTCGGCGAGGTCGTCGAGCACATCCTCGATGTCGCGGCCGGTTTGCATTGCGATCTGTTGCGGGCTGGCCAGCCCGTTGCCGATGGCAAGGATCGCGGCGTTGATGTCTTTCATCGGATCTACCCACTGCCAGCGGCGCGCCTGCCAGATGTGATCGGCGAACTTGTCGCGCTTGGCGGCGGGCAAGGCCGAGCCGTTGGGCATGCGGATCATGCCGCGCATCAGCGCCTGGTCGAGCCAGTCTTCGTAGATCGGCACCAGCAGCTGGTTGATGACGATGTTTTGCAGCACCATCCACTCGTCACGCTCATCGAGCACGCCGGAGCGGATCGATGAGAAGTTGACGTCGGTCAGGTCGTTGGCGAGCGAGGTATAAGCCACGCCGGCGGCGCTGGCGATGCCGCGCAAGGTGCCTTTGCAAAACGCATCGAACTGGTCATGCGGATAGGTGGGGTCGTAGGTTTTGAAGTCGTAGCCGGGTGGCGCGACATCGAACTGGCCTGGCGTGGCGTCGGTGGTGAAGTTGCCGTCGCTGCCCTCATCGCCGTTGGCCGGCTCGCCACCGGGCGCGATGTACATGCCCATTTTCGAGGCACCGACCCGCGCGGCGATGACGGCCGCTTCGCGGTAGCCCTTGAGGTCGTTGAGGATGCGCATGGCGGCGTGCAGCCACGGCACGCCCCGCGTTTGTTCTTCTTCCTGGCCGACAAAGCCGTGCAGGATGTCAGCGGCGGGCACGCGCTCGCGTTCGCGTCGAGCGATCGATCCGGTGGATATGTCAGCGGACCAGATGTGGTAGGCCACCGGCATGCGAGCCGAGTCCACTTCCACGCCCATCAGGATCGCGTTTTGCGAGGCGCTGGGTGCGCGGTTCAGCGTGGTGTCCAGGCGATCCACGTTCAGCGGCTGCAACTGGTATCCGTACTTGCCGCGCCCACGCACGCGGCGGATCAGGAATTCGCCATCACGCGCCATCGACACCACCGCCATGCGCACGATGTCGACAAACGCGCGACGGCCGATCACATCGCAATGGCGCGGCTTGCACCAATCCCAGAACGCAAGCTCGATGGAGCGGTTGGCGGCGGTGTCCAGCTTGCCGCTGGGGTCGGTGGCGCGGGCGTGCAGGATGAAACCCTCGGGCCCGACGATGTTGTTGCGCACCAGGCGCCCGAACTTGGCCGCGTATTCGTTGTTTTTGAAAAGATCACGCGAACGGGCGCGCAGACGATCCAGGTCGCTGCGCAGCTCCTGGTCGATGCTGGTGTTGGTGGCGATCCATGAGGCCGTGAGCCGGTCAACCCGGGCGCCGTCGAATGCGCGTTGGCGATGCTTGGTTTCCGCCGGACGGCGTGACCACAGCCGCGAAAGCAGGCCGGCCATTACAGATTCACCAGCAGGCGCGTGCCGCCGGCCAGCGAGGTTTCGCGTCGCACTTCGGCGCGATAGCGATCACGCAAGGCCAGCAAGTCGGCCAGGTCATACTGTCGAATTCGGCGCTCGCCAAGCTGAATTTCCCCAGCCACCGGCGCGCGCGTCTCCAGCCACGCCTCGATGCTGTCTAGCACCTTGCGCGCATGCGTGCGGTTGTCGATGCCGGCCAATGCGGCGGCGAGGTTGGCGGCGACCATCACCGTCGATGTCGCCAGCGTGTAACGCTCGGTGCCGTCGGTGACGTACTCGGTCAGCGCGTAGCGTCCGGCCGCCCACGCGGTCGTCGTCGACGCTGGCACGGTGATGGCGTAGTCATCGCCTGATGCGGTGGCAGTGATCGAGTACGCCGCCGTGGTCGATACGAGGGTGTACTGCAGTGTCCACCCAGCGCTCGCCGGATAGTCGGCGAGGCTGCGTGTCCACTTGAGCGTATCCCCCGCAGTGATCTGTGAGGGCGGTTCGGTCAGGATGTCTGCGGGCATGATCGCAGCATGTCGCGACTGGCGCGGACATATCAGGCAAACGAGTGTCCGCGCTTGCGGCGTTTTTCGGGGCGTTCGATAGTTGGATCACCCGTCGGCTCCACGGTCTGCTGCTGGATCCCCAGCAGCCTGCGCACATGCCGCTCGCTCAGCTCGTAGCGGCGTGCAATCAGCCGAATATGTTCGCCGCGACGAAAGTCTGCCAACACCCTTGCGGCGCGCTCATGCGCGGCGGCGCGGCGCGGCGATTCCCCGGCCTTGCGGATATAGGGCCGCTCCCCTCCCCAGTAGGTGCGCGCGTCGCGCTCCACTTGCCGGGCCACCGCCTCCGGCACTTTCGCTGCAGCGGCAACCCGGTCGATCACGTCACTGATCACGTCTTCGGTGTTATCGTTCATTGGCATCACCAGGTGGTTGCCCAGCGCTTTTTGCGGGCGGGTTGGGTTTGGCGTGGAGCCGACAGCGCGGATTGTTCTATGGCGTTCTGAGCATTCGCGGCGGCATGCTCGCCGTTCGCCGGTTTGAGCAGCCGCGCTTCGCGCGCATCCCAGTCGGCTTTGGTGTGGCGGTGCAGGCGCAGTTCCGGGTGGTGGGTGGCGGCGTAGCTGTACACCCAGGTATCGAGCGGCTCGTTGCGTGGCGCGCCGCGGCGTTTCTCGAATCGGTTTTTCGCCGGGTTGTAGGTTTCGGCGGTGAGGCCGCCGAAGTAGTCGGCGCTGAGGTCGTCGCTGAATCGCACCAGTCGCGCTTCGGGTGCCTTGTCGGCATCGGTGCTGAGGCGGCTGTAGAGCAGGTGCTTGATGGCGACGGTGCCGACTGCGTGGATGTGCACGCCGCGCTTGTCCATCTGGCCGCGCCAGTTGATGTCTTGCAGCTTGCCCTTGCCCAGCACCGGCGCGTTGTTGGGCACGGCGCCGAAGATGGCCAGCGTGCGGCGGATGATGCGTTTGCGCACCCAGGCTTTCACCGCCTCGGTGCGGTGGCCGCCGATGTCGATGGCGCAGGCTTCCACGCGCAGGGCGCCGCCCAGGCTGTGTTCGAGCGGGCGCAGGAGAAGATCCTGCAGGGCCAGCCACACGTGATCCTCGGCGGGGTCGCCGGGCAGCTCCACGAAATCGATAGTCCATGAGGCGAGGCCGCGCCCCCATCCGGTGATGTGCACGGCCAGCCGGTTGTCTTGCGTGTCGATTCCCGCGGTGACAGCCAGCACCCACGCCGGCAGCGGGCGCATGGGCACGGGCTCGGCGCGATCGGCAATGAGGTTGTGCTTGACCGCGCGCATGGCGGGGTCTTCGAAGGTTTCGGCAAGGCGGTCGTTGATGAAGGTTTTCAGCTTGGCCGGGTCGCCTTGTGCGCTGCGCCATTCGCGCACCAGGTCGAGCCAGCGCGGGCCGAGGCCGAACTGGTAATACAGACCGTTGAGCGTGTAGCCGCGCATGGCTGGCCCGGGGTTTTCGGCCACCCATCGGCCGGCGCGGATCATCTGCGTTTTGTGGTGCTCATCGATGCAGGCGCCGCACTCTCTGCACACATACCAGCACTGGGTGCCGTCCGGGTTCCAGTGCAGGCCCGCCCATTCCAGCGGCTGCTCGTGCCCGCAGTGCGGGCATGGCACGTAGTAGCGGCGCTGGTCGCTGGCCTGGTAGAGCTGCTTGATGCGCGACACGCCCTCGATGCCCGGCGTGCTGATGTAGAGCCGCTTGTGCGTGGCCGGGAATGCGGAGGTGCGGCCATCGAGCATGGCCACGGGGTCATCGCCGCTTTTGAGGTTGGCCGCGAATTCGTCCAGCTCGTCGACGATGAGTGTGCGCACCGTGGTCGACTTCAATCGCTGCGGGCTGCCGCCGTGTTCGATGTAGAGCTGGCCGCCGTGGAAATCCTTGAAATCTCGCTGGTTGGCGGCATCACGCGAGGCCAGCGTGGTCAGTGCCCGCTGCATGGCCGGCGTGACCTCAAGCGCCGGGTTGAATTTCTGCGCGATCCACTTTTTCTGCGACACCTCGCCAGGCAACGCCACCATGATGGGGCCGGGCGCGTGGTCCATGGTGTAGCCGACAACGTTCACCGCCACACCATCGGTTTTGCCGGACTGGATCGGCATCATGGCCACCACGTCATGCACGGCGCTGCGAACCGACAGGCAATCCATGATCTCGCGCAATG